CAACTTGAGGATATGGAGTCTTTGAGTGCCGATTTTAGACGTAAGCCTTTGCATCGTGGCTCTAAAGGCAAGAACGTAATTACGTTACAGATACGTTTAAATAAACGTATTAACGCTGAGCTTGTATGTGATGGGGCTTACGGACGTTTAACTGAGAAAGCAGTACGCGAGTTTCAGTCTATGTACCCAATCAAGGTCGATGGTAGAGTGGGTCCTGTGACCTGGCGTTACTTGTGGACTGTTTAAGGAGTTACCTTGTTTAACATGAACTTTGCTAAAGATACCGTAGAGAGAGCAATTTCTACATTTGCTCAAGCTTGGGTAGCTGCTATGGCTATCCCTGGGCCTGCTTTTGTTGATGCTTTGAAGGTGGGTGCAGTTGCTGCGCTTATTTGTGTTGGTAAAGCGATTGCTGCTACACGTGTAGGCGACTCTGAATCTGGTTCTCTAGTAGGTTAATGGTATGGACGATGAAGCGTACGCTGAAGCATTTGAAGAATGGGAATTAGCTGAAGGTGATGAGATCGCACGTGAAATATATGAAAGTCTTAAAACGGCTTCTCATTCGTTAGAGATAGATAATGGTTCTCATGCTTCTTGGAATGAGAACAATCTAGGTATTTTGATTGTGTTGCCTTTTGAGCACGCTATGGGTTTTAGTTATGAAGTAGACCATGGGGATTTTGATAGTAGTCCTATCCATGACTACGTTTATGAAACAATTACAGAATTAGTTTTGCGTGCTTGTGCTTTGATGGAAGGAGATTAATCTCCTTTAGGAGCTTCCGCATCTTCTAAATTTGCTATTAGTCTTTCTGCTTCGTCTAGCTTTATAAAAAAGTCTACAAATAAGTCGTTTGTCATTACGTACCAACCTGTTTTGTATCTACCTCCTCCCAATGGTATTGCTGTTTGTTTGAGTATGTGCTTGTTCATAGCTTCTCGCTTCCGTTATGTATTGCTACTCAGTTTCTATAAAGATGCATTCACCTGGGCATTCTTCTGCCGCTTCGATTAACGCGTCAATGTCGCTGTCTGGGACTGTAGCCATCCCTTCACTCATTTTGTGTACTGGTTCTCCTTTAGTGGAACCCTTCGGTCCATACAGGTTCGGCCATTCTGGTTCCTTGACGTAGGCGAGACCATCATCATGCATATCGAATACGCTTGGGCAGATCTCGACGCAGATTCCGTCACCTGTACAGAGATCTTGGTCAATCCAAACTTTTATTTTATTCATTGTTTGTAGCCTCGGGCCTCCATTATGTCTTGTTTTGTGAATCCATAACCTGACTCGAGTCCACCTCTGGAAGCACCTCCACTATTTTTTCGTCTTGCTTTATCGCTTTCTTTTCTTTTAGAAATCCTTACGTCCCACGCATCTTTACATTCTGAACATCTGCATCCTTCAGAATATTGATTTGCGTTTGGTGTGCCATTGCATTTTTTAAGCATATTTTCCCCAGCATGATTTAGATTCGTTCCAATGTTTTATGCCACCTGAAGTCTCATAAAACAAGAAAGCGGCCATACGTGTATTCCAATAGGGATTGAAACGTATGCCTGCTGACATGGTTTCTGTGTCTGCGCTTTGACCTACTTTAGGGGCTACCCATCTAGCAGTCTTTTTTATGATTTGGAATAGCCCACCTGCTGAACCGTTTGGGTTCTTTGCTGTGGCTTTTCCACGTGATTCACACCAGATGATACGTGTGATTACTTTCATGTCTTCAAGGTCGAAGTGTTCTACTAGCAGGTCTCCCCACTGGTCAAATATTTCGTTACTTGAAGAATTCTTTTCTTGTGTATGGCTTGGGTCTATTGGAAGACTCATGCCCATAGCTAATATTAGAGAGAGAATTAGTGACATTACTTCCTTTCATTATCTGCCCAAATCAAAGAGGAAGGTATCGCGTAATAGGGTTTACCTTCGGGGAAATGATTTGTTTCGGACATGGTGCATTTTTTGATTAGTTCTTTGAATGGCATCATGTACGTTCTTTCCTTATAAGAATCGTATATAAAAAGATAAAGAGGGTGTACTTTAGACCACCATTTTAATGCTGTAAGTTTTTCGTGTTTAACTTTTAATATTTGATCTTTGCCTAAACCTTGTACTTCTACTAACCCTTGCGTTGTCAGATAGTCAGGTGTGTGCCTGATCTCTGGTGGCAAGTGAGCCATATTAATTTTTGGACGGTTCAATCCGTATCTAACAAATTGTACTGCTGCGTGTTCTTCAAACTTTTGTTCAGCTATATCCCCCATTGTTTTAATACGTTCGTCGAATGTTTTTAATCTAAAAGTTTCCATAGTTAGATCTTTACTGCATCTACATGAACCACTTGTTTGTCGTTTGGAATTATCCCAGCTTTTTGTATCCCATCCATTAACAGTTTCACATAGTTGTCTATGTCCCCACGTAGATTAGTTACCCAATCTGGGGCGTCTCTAATGGTTACCGAAGTTGAGTCTTTAGTGAAAGTTATTTCCATTTGAACTGCACAATTAAAAATTGGTGCATCATCAGGAATAGCTGCAACTATTGCGTCTTCAGCTTCGAGTGTTGTCTGCGGTGTGTATACACGACCTCTACGTGTCATGCGGGGACGGCCCTTGGGAGTGGGCCGCCCCTGCACTACGAACGTAAACTCAGTGCCTTGTGGCAATGGTTCTGGCGTGCTGGACGAGGTGTTCGATTTGCCTTTGGGCATCTCTCCTGCCTTCAAATTTTGGGCCTTCAGGCCACCAGGCACCCAATTGAGCGTCTAGCTTTGAGGTCCAAGCTACCACATCTGGCTCTGAATACCCTGCTTCCCACATGGCACGTGCGAAACGATCCAAGAATCCATGTCTACCTTTACCAGCACCAGACTGGTGGAAGTAGCTATGAGGTCCGTCTTCCCACATGCGCCTAGCTACGCCTCTTAGACGTGTGCCATCAATTTGCATTAATGGCTTTTTGTCATAGGAACGTTCTGGTGGCAGGCTTTGCACAGGTGCTTTCCACAGTTTCGACACGTCTATCAAAGATTGTGTCGGAACACGGTTAGTTTCTGCGTCAAGAATGAAGTCATACAGGTCGATAGAGTCGTTATTTCTATCTAACATGACTTGCCTTCCGTTGGGTCTGTTCCCTCCGTATGGCAGTCTCATGTAATTACCAGGTGGACCTTCAATTGAATCTTGCTTAGGGTATACAGCATCAAATTTTACTGCTGATATCTGGACTGCCGCTAACAGCGCTTTGCGTATAACGTGAGCTTGAACCCATTCTTCTGTAAAGATCCACACGTGGCAACCTTTACTTCGGGAGAGTTCTACCCACGACGTTATATCTAATGCTTCAAGTACTGTCGCGACGTTCTGTGCATACACAATTGAGTCGTCGCCTTCATCTATATCGACGGCTCCCCATTTGCATTTCCACAGTTCTTCTTTCATTTCACTGTAAACAGGTCTCCCATTGGAGTTTATGAAACCAGCGCTACCTACGTGTTCCTTGTGAGGATCGTAAACCATTGGATAAATTCCAATCATTTCTGATCCTTCTAGGTGACGCTTGTATGTTTCTGATGTAACTGGTGCCCACCTGCATCCACCTTCGTCTGTGCCGAAAGCGTAAGGGAAACCTTCAAATATGTCTTTCATTACGTCACTCATGAAGACTCATCTGCTCCCATGTAACACCAGGTTCAAGTAATCGGCCTGATGGATCAATAGTTAAATTGACTTCGGCTTTTTCTCCTTCACCTGCTTTGTTTTTCCATAGACCAACGCTTACTTCATTTTCGTAGAATCTACGAGTTTCTTCGTCAAGGTTAGTGTCATCCCATCGTCTCCATGTTTCTAACACGAAGTGGCTTTCACTGGTAGATGCGAATCTGCCAGAGTCTATGCCTCCAGCAGAGCCACGGTTACCTGCGCCTCTGCCTGATTGATGTATGACTACACCTATGACTCGCCAGTCTGATACGAGTTGCTTAAAGGATTCTATTTTAGATTGGACGCTGGCTGCGTCCCCTGATCCTCCACCACGTATCAGTTCAAGATAATCGTAAACTAAAACATCTGGTCGTTGCCCATCCCATAGCTCAGATGTGGCAATTCTCATTGCTTTGTCTAAATCATCTACCGACATACCTGTTGATTCAAAGTGTAAGTTTGTTGAATTGGATATCACTTCGCTAGTACGTTGCCACGCTAACGTGTCGTTACGTATCAGTCTGCTGATCCAATCCTTTTGACCTATCTGCATTTTTATGGCTGCGTAACGACCCCAGAACATTGATTCTGTTTCGTCAGGTGATACCCACAGAGTTCTGTGACCACTGTTCCTTGCAACTATGTTCATCGCGAGTAGCGATTTGCCTGTATGTGTTTTCCCTATCAGAGTGACGAGGTTGCCAGGTCTAGCTCCCCCCATCGTGACTTCATCGAACCTTCTGATGCCAAATTTCCATTCTCCACCTGCTTTAAGATCGCTACGCATTAGCCGAATCTGTTCAGACTTAGGTGTGAATAGTCTTTTCACATCGTTGCTCGAGACGCCTTCCACCTCTGCCTGTTGGGGAACCACGGTCTCTGCCGTGGTCCGCCCAACTAACAGACGTGCATCTTCAAGGTCTAACTTTTCAACCACCTGATGAGGCGAAAGTATCGCCTGCTACAGGTTGTGGTTTGTCAGCCCAATTGAATGATGAATGTTTTTGCATACCACCGAAGTAGCCACTTTTTCCTGCTTGGGGATGATTTCCATCTCCCTGCTGAAGTGACACGTTACCTTCACCGTCAACGAATACGCCACGTTTGATTTTGAAATCACCTAGAGCGCATTTGTTGTTCTTAGTTGAGGGGATTGGTTGTCCTCTCATCTGTTCGGACCAGTAAGTATCAGGGTAAACACGTGCTCCGTCAACCCACAACTTCCTTACGACTTGGTTATCCATAAACGCAGATTCCTTTGAGCCATAAGTCACTCCACTACTTCGTTCAGCTAACCAAAGTTTGTGTACGCTCGCATATTCTG